TTTATACTATATTTCTCTTCTTTCATTTTATTCTCCAATATCAGTTGCAATGCGATTAAATTCGCTATACTTGAACAGGCTCTTTGTTGGTCTCTTAATTGTATGTGCTAATTCGGTTTTCATGAAATCTCTGTATTGTTCCCAAGAGCTTACATTTGAGAACTGCCTTGGTTCGTGAATTGTGGCATTTTCTAAATCCAAATCTTGAAAAACATCCTTTAATTCAAAATTGCGAGCACTCCATCTTTCTTCTATTGGTAGTGGCTCAACTGGGATTGCTTTTGTAGAGTCTGGAACACTTCTATATTTACCTGTTCCTTTTCTTACATTCCTTCTGTATTGAACAAACTCTTCCTTGCCGAATGTAAAAGAGGTATACTGATTATCTTGGACGGTCTTTCCGTGATATGATACATAAAAGTTTTTTTGTGTCTTGATAAGTTTTCGCTTCTTGTCGAGAAACCTTGGATCAAAGATTCCATAAGGAAAGGAGACATAATATTTGTCTGGGATCATCCAAGTTGATAATCTTGCTGCTACTTTAAATGCAGTGAGGGCACCATAAATTACACTCCAAGATAGGCAGTCTCGCCTGTCTCTGTCTTTGGGGTGAACCGGAGCCCAGAAGATTGGTATCCTTCGCTTTAATGACGAGGGTTTGGGACCAAGAGTATTATAAAAGTAAAGAGGATCCTGAATATAATCTCCAACCCGATAGCGAACAATAGGTTCAATGTCGTCGTTACAAACAATCCAAATGGTATCGCACCCTGCGAAAGCACACTCCACAACTGCTGCCTCCAACAATGTATAGTTAGAAGCCACAGGCAGCATACAATCGGGATAGGGCATTTCAAAATCTAAGCTTTGTCCGGCAATTGGTATAATCCCCGTAAGGTGGAAATTTGCTTGTGACGGAAAAGTTTTTTCGTGGAATTCCATAATTTACCTTCTCTTTTTCTTTGTTCTAAAATCTCTAATGTTGAGTGCAATGGTGTATAATTTTTTATTATGTCTCGGTGGGAGTGCTCAATCTTTACAGCATAGTGTAACTGGAGTCCTCTCTTATTATAGCCATTGGCTGTTCCTCGGATACCATTGTCTTTCATCATTTTCAATACTTTAAGTCTCGCATAACTCTCGCTGCTTTCATAACTTTCAATGTCTGCTGTTCTAATCTTGGAGAAAGCAACGACATCTTTGCGGCTTCTATTGAGCCCAATCCGTCGCGGAGAGTGAAAAAACAATTTATTAACAAATCTAGATTTTCTGTCTTCAATGAAAATATGCGGGTGGACAGTTCCAGAGTGAACGTGAAACCAATCATAAACATTCAAAGACGAATTGGAAATCTTATCAAAATCTATTCTTTCATTGTATCTTATCTTTATTCGTGAATTATCTATTGTTGTTATTGTAAAGGCTTTTCGTTCGCTTCTAATGTTCTTAACGATATTCGGAACCAAAACAAGACCACCCATAGATAAGAGAAAGGTTAGTCTGTCCCATAATTCTGATTTGTATATATCCCTTACTCCTTCGTAGCCCAAGAATTTAAAGTCAACCAAGTTGGTTACTTTCTCCAACTCAAAGGGGATAATTGGCTCTTTAATAATAATGGGGGTCTCTGAAACAAATGAATAAAGCAATGCTTCCAGAGATCCCCCAATGATTATGTTGTTATAAAAAAATTCCTGTTTCATCAAACACCAGTTGATTAGTCTGTTTCTACCAAGTTATTTAAAAATTCTTGTGGTACTTCAGTAAGTAGTTGATCGCCGACCATTACATTGTAAGCCCAGAAAGAGAAAGGTTTCTCCTCTGCTGCTGGAAACAATGGATATGTTAGATTAATTGGTCCACGGGTAATAAGACCAATAATTGTGGTTTTGTTTTCAAGAACCAATTGTCCAAATTCATTCAGCATAACTAAGTCTCCTACTTTAAATTTAGCTTCCACCTCTTATTTCCTTATAAGAATTTACAGTAACTGGGAACAAATCGGTTGCAATCTCCAAACAGGCTTCTGCTGTCTTTTGAATTTCCCATTGTGCTCCTTCGTGTGTTCTCAAATCAATAAATTTAAGTAAATTGGACGCATTTACGGTTCCGTAGTATTCAGTATACAAATTCTGCGGTAGAATCATTCTTGCTTGTTCTCGGCAAACACCATTTGACAAAAGATCTCGGAATGTATCCAATGACCTTTGTGTCTGCATTTTTAAAACCTCGGAAGCACTAACACCGTGATCATAATCGCTCAAATCATGAAGAACAACTGGATCAATTAATTCGTCTGGGTTGGAGGCTTGTCTATTGGATTTGTGTTGTGTCCTGAATGCCTTTGGAAGATAAAATTGTAAATCCTTGTCGGTATACCGACGAGAAATTTCATTATACGACCAGGTTCTGTGTCTGTGGTGCTGTGAACGAACAAATAAAGGCACAGTAAATTTAAAGGTAATAGCACAATGCTCCAGTGTAGAAGTGTGCCTGTGTCTAATAAGGTACTTAATAAGTTTTCTGTCCCTGTTATCCAACTCAGACTTTTCGACACCAAAACTGACGCGAGCAGAATTGACGACGGTAAGGTCACTGCCCATATGACTAATGTAGTCCACACGACCAATCCCGTCATCATATAAGAGAACAGACTTTTCATATTTGTTCACTTATCCCTCCGCACAAATTTAATTTTCTTGCCTTTGTGCATCTCTGCCTTAATCATTGCTTCGATAACGGAGTTTGGAGCGTCAACTTCAACAACCTCTTCTTGTTCTTCTTTGAATACAAATGTAGATCCACGAACTTTTGACCAGAAGTCAGCATCTTTCTCGATTGGCTCAACACTTGTCCAAGGTCCACCATAAGCAACACGATTACCTTCTGCATCGTATGCATCGATTGATCTTTTGCCTGTGTGTTTTCCAATGTCTCCGAAGATAAAAGCATCTTGTTCATACTTTCCACTCAAGTTCTTGGCTAAATCAAATAATGAGACCTCTCCTTGTTCAACGTCACCTCTTGTTTCGTCGGTTACAACAATTGATTTCTCAATAACACGAACATCGTTTCCGTCTTCGTCTTTTTCAAGCCAAGACCCTTCAATTTCTGTGAAAGGAAAGCCAGCAGCCTGAAATGCAGACTTCAATTCTTTTCCTCTTGCATCATTTTCATTTCGTGATTTCTCGTGACGATCAGCAGACATTACAACAAAAGCAACATCCGAGTTGTCCACTTTGTCTTTAATGCGGTTAAAAGAAGACTCGGCAATAACCGGCTCCTCTAAGAGCATAGACGGACCAGCCGCCTCTTTAATTAATTCTTTGATCATTTTAGCATCTAATTTCATTTTGTTAGTCTCCCCATAACATAATTATCTAGGACTAAATAGAATTCTCTTCCTTTCATCTCTATTTTTTCTAGCATTCTTCTTTCAACAATTATAGTATCGTTATCTGTTACAGACCCAACAAGCTTGCTGTCACTCGCTATTGCGAGGACAGAACAAGCCAGATAAGGTGATTCTTGTTTTTTATAATCATCGGGGAGCATAATTAAAGAATTTTTTTCTTCTTTCTTCTCCTCGATGGGTTTTACTAAAATGTGACGATTAGTTGGTTCAAAGTTCATTATCCCTCCACTTCGTTTTTAGCATCTTGAATGTCTTTTCTCATTTGTTTGAGTAAAGCGATGGCCTCTTGACAAGCCTTTCTTGCTCTAACAGCAGAGGACTTGTAGCCATATTTTTTATTTTCAATCTTATCCATATCATCGGCTGTGCCGTTTAATATACTGATTATTTCTAACATTTTATCATTCATTGTTCTTCTCCAAAGTTAATGTCGCACGAATCATTCGTACAGTATTTAGAACCAACACCTTCTTCTTCGGTATCAATTCTCTGTATAGGGGTAATTCCCTTTACCATTTCATTATATTCTTCTTCCGTAATTGGCTCGTAAGGAGCCTGTTCATATCCTGTTTCTTGGTATCTCAAGAAAGAGACAGCCTTCAAGCGAGACTCATAAAGTTCTAAAGCATCTTTGATTTGTGGTGCTTCATTCGCATTAAAGGTAACCGTGATACTAACGCTGTTATCTGCCCAATAATGTTGATACTGGGAGGCAATCTCTAACTGCTCCCACATAGAAACATCTTTCTTTCCTTTTACGAAAAAAGGCTCCTTAACAGGAAATTCAACACAAACAGTATTCGGTGAATATTTGTCGTCTTCAATTTTGTAACCTGCTTCTTCCAAAGTCGGCAACAAATCCGAATCTTTTCCAAAGCGAATTCTTCTAATATAGAACTCGTTCTCTGGGAAGTGGATACCCGGTGTTGAACCATTGAGAAGAGACACTGTTCCACTTGGCTTAATAGAAGTCATTCTAACAGATCGAGGAATACAGAGCCAATCGGCATATTCTTTATCCATCTCGGTTACATGTTCATAGGCATCATCACACCATTGCAACATAGTTCTTCGTGTGTGCTTATTGAAAGCCTGTACAACACCTGATTGAGATAAGCCAATACGACGGTTCTTCAACATAATAGCATTAGTTTCTCTCCAGTGTGTATTAACAAGAGTAACTGTCTTACCATATAGATAAGCAATTTCAAGTGTCTTTACATAATCTTCATATGAATCGTGTTTTGCTGGAAAGGTCTCAACCAAACAACAAAGTTCTCCGTCTTCCAATTGTTGCTCAACGCAAGGATTGAAGCCCATAACTTTTGTATCGTCATATCTTTTACCGTCCTTCATACGACCATAATAACGAGCATTGTGAAGCCAGATATAACCCGGTTCTCCATTCTTTTGTGATTGCTCGGCATGCCAAGAATAATCCATACCAATCTTTGCTTCAAAGGAGTTGTTAGACCCCCAGCGATGATGATAAAGTTTCTCTTGGTCATTCTTCATAGATAAGTATTCACGATCGTCATGTTGTCCCAAAGCAAGAGCAGCGGAACGACGGACATTACCAGCGACAACACAGCGACCAATAAGATTTTCAGTATCAACAATATCAACTGATGAAATCAGTTCGCCGATTTTTTCGTTATATAGTTCTTTTAAATTGTTGTGAAGTTCAATTAAAGGACCAGGGCCACTTGAAGTTCCCCCAAAGCCTCTAATAGGTGCTCCTTCGGGACGAATTTGTGAATAATCAAAATTAGGAACCTTCTTGCCTTGCAGGTATCCATCAAGAAGCATATGAACAGAGTCAACCCAACCTTCACGACTATCATCAATAGTAAGAGTCTCTTTTGTCCATTGTGGTTCTTTGATCGTTAAAGTTTTAGCACCAAGTGTATCAAAACCAACACCAATACCAACCATAAGGGCATCCATCATCCAAGCAAAAAGATAACCACCCTTGGTATGGATATCTTTTGTTGAGCGGAAAGCACAATTAAAAAGCCCAGCACCTGTTCGTTCATAAATAAACTTAGTACCCATCATCCATAGACCACGACCAGGCGGTGTCCATTTCAAATTAAACAAGCGATCATAAGCTTCTTTGGCTGTTCTTTGGGCTTTAGCATCGTTCCACTCTAAACCAAGAGCAAATACATGCCTCTTTTGGATATCAAACATTCCTTCGATAACACGACGGCAAGTCTGATACCATTCCTCTGTGCCTTTGGCATTTGGGTCTGTCTCGTTTAAACGACGAGCATAGGTTCGCTTATAGGTAATGTACCCAACAGGACCCCATGGAACCTCTTTTGTTTTGTATTGCTCAATAAACTGGTCTGAAAGACCAAATTTACGAACATTAATGTTTCCAATTTTCATCATAATATCTCCCTCTATTTTTTCATATTTTTATATTTGTTCTTTAGAAATTCTACGGTTGACTTCGTGGACTCTTGTACAGCATCGTCCATTGTTTCACTTTGTCTCTCTAATACTTTCATATCAACTCTCGACCAATCAGCGAAGATCGGAAACACAAGACCGTCCGGACCATTTCTATTCTTGGCGACAAAGACTCTTCCAGTGTTCGCATTCTTATCTTCGATGGTTCTCGACAACGAAAATATAAAATCAGAGACAAAGCATTTATTGAAGGCTTCCGAGATTGCCTCCATGGTGATAACTTCCGCATTCAAACCCGACCTATTTGTTTGTGAGGCTGTCCAAAGTGGGCAGTCGTAAATTTGTGCGATTGCTCGCAATTCTTCATAAATATTTTCAAGATCGTGTCGTTTCTCACGGGTCTCCTTAACTGGTCTTAGAAGGTCGGCATAGTCAACAATAACCATGTCGGGCTCAATGCCGCGTTTCTTTAACCTTTCAATGTGATTCTTGATTGTTTCCGTTGAAGCAGACTTCGTTGGATACTCTTTAATAATTAGAGTTCCCTCAACATCTTTCACAACATCGAGAATTTTTTGTTTATTCGACATTAGGTCGCCCAGAGGAACCCCAGTTATCGACGAATCATACCTTGATCCAACCACTGTATCGGCTAACTCAAGAGTGTAATGAACAACAGTTTTTCCTTGCTTGAGTGCGGCGGCTCCAAGGCAAGCAAGTATCATCGATTTCCCAGCCCCGGTAGGGGCGATCGCGACTCCAAGCTCCCTTTTGCCAAGACCGCCCTTGCAAATATCATCTATTCTTTCCCACCCGGTTGATATCGGATCACGATTTTTTATTGAGAATCTTTCTTCAAAATCCTTGAGATAATCGTGACCGAAATTGTTGTCGGTTCCGAGCTTTAGAGCATCTTGGATAACTTTCTGTATCTCGTCGAAAGACGAAGTTTTAATGAGTTTTACCGATTTCATCATGGCTCCTTTTAGAACCTGTTTGCGGCAAAAGTCAAGGGCATTATCTTTAATATATTGGGCACCGTCTACTTCTGAATTAGAAAGTACCTTGGCATAAAACTGCCTTATTTGTTTTTGAAGAGCATCCGAGTACTCACTAAGCCCTGCGGAAATGTGTGTAGCCATGATTTTATATGACGGGTGCATTTTATAATCGCGGCGGTAATCTAATATTGTCTTAGTGAATACTCGTAAATACTCATATTGCAAAAATTCAAGACTAAGCACTTCTGTGATTTGATCACAAAATGGTCGGTCTTGAAGCATCAAATGGCACAAGTCCTCTTGAAATGATTTACCGAATCTCTGAAATGTTTCGTTGGTTTGTTCCATCTTTCCTCCAATGCGTTTTTAACTATGTAACAACTTTTTGTAACCTTGTCAAGTTACTCTTTTATCTTTCAAGTTTTTTTATCAAATTCCATAAGTCCGTGAAATTTAAGGAGCCTTGTCCGTCCTCAAAAAGCATTTTTGTGAAATTCATCTTATTACTCTCTGCCTCAAAACTGGCTATGGTGTAGTCAATTTTCTTTCTATTGAGTACTGAAATCGAGGGGTTGTATAGTTGCATAATTGAGTAGTTGTTTTCTACCAACTTTTGATTCTCGATGATTTTATTGTGTGCAACTTTCTTTTTTTCTACACTCTCACAAAATTCGACCAATTCTTCCAATTCGTATTGTTTCGACTCGGAGAGGAATGTAAAATTTTTGGCGATGGTTTTTAGCCCTACTCTGCCGACTCCCTTGAGGTTGTCTGAAGCATCGCCCGCTATTGCTCTGGCTAGTGCAAAGTTATTGGGGTGGATTCCAAACCTATATGCAATTGTTCCCTGTGTTTCCAAAACGTCTTGAATCGGTCTATAAACTGCTGTGTCTTCATCACACAACTGAAAGAAGTCCTTATCGCTTGATACAATGATCTTCTGCCAACCTTCATAGTGCTTGTGGCGAGCAACAATAGCAATTACATCATCGGCTTCAACACCGTCATAAGTCAATTGTATCATAGGCAACTCGTTTAAATATTCAAACAAGCGAATCTGTTGGTGAATCTTGTTTTGTTCTTGGCTCTTTGGGTCCAAATCAATCATACGACGATTAAAACGAAGAGGTTTCCTACCTTCTTTGTAGTTCTCGTTCTGTTGCTTCTTTCTTTGAGAGCCACCGATACCGTCCCAGCAGATAACCACTTCGTGAGGTCGGCATTGTCTCATTACTTTCTGTAGAGACTTAACAAACCCGATGGTTCCTCCGATTGGAATACCGGAGGGGTCCATTGTGGGTATAATTACATAACTCCGTATGAACAGATTCAAGGCATCGATGATTAATAATCTTTTCTTCTCGCTCATTTTTCACCTCTTAAAATATCAAGATACTCCGGTATATTCTTGTGACTCTTATACAAGACATTTGTTATAGTGGCTGGTGTAACACCATACATTCTTGCTAATTCGATTTGGATTATGTTTTCTTCCAAATAAGATCTTCTTATCTCTATTACCTGCTCTCTGTTAAGAACAGCAGAGTGGTTTTTACAGCCGGTTAGTGCTTCGCTTATTTTCCTTTTGGTTTCTTCCGAATGTTTTTTTCCTTTTTGGGCTTCGGACATTCTCCTTTTGGATTCTTCCGAATGTTTTTTTCCTTTTTGGGCTTCGGACATTTTCCTTCTGGTTTCTTCCGAGAAGGCTCTGCCTCTGTTGCCTTTGTGGGCTTCTCTCAATTTTCTTTTGGTTTCTTCTGTGTGTTTAAGTCCAAGGCGTCCTAAGATAGAAGGATAACTGTTAAATCCTCTGTCTCTCAAAAACGGCTTCTCTGTGTCTAGGTAGTGTTGTTCCCTGATTCGCAAATCGTCTGCATTTTGGACCTCTTCTATAACTTCAAAAGTGAAACTATCTTCTCCATATTTATTCCAAGACTCTTGTAAGTGAGTGGAGTGGTGTTTATTGTGCCTTAAAAGATATTTATGATCATAACAGCGTTTGTATATGTTTTTGCTACTTCCAATATAAACCTTATTGGTCTTGGTATTTGTAATTTTATAAACCCCCATTACTCCCCGCAAATTAGTAATCGGCTTGCTGGAGGATAAAGAAGTTTCTTTGCTTTCGTTCTCGCTCATAATCTCTCCGGGGAGTTTGAAAGGTAAACGTGCTTGGCTAATGAATCAGATTGACCAACTTTATCGGTAATATAACTCGTTAACTTGTGGTAAGAAGAAAATTCTTTTAACTCTCCTCCGCTATAACATTTAAACACTCCCAATTCTCTAATAACATCGCACTTGTTGATAACCAAATGAGTTGTTCCTGTTCGTCTCGCGGCATCAATCATTAAATCAACATTCAACCAGTTGCACTTTCTTTTCCGTCCGGTTGTTACTCCAATTTCACCCCCTAGATCGCCCAATTTAGCCAATTCTTTGTCTTTTAAGAGTTTATCGGGGAATAGTGGGTCCACACCAGAACGGGTATCATATAACTTGGATATGCCCCATATACGACGAATTTTCTGCGGAGGAAACCCAAGAGAACAAGCACCATAAGGAAGAGTAATTGAGGAAGTCACATAAGGATAGTTACCGTGATCTATGTCTAGATAATAACCTTGTGCTCCTTCGCATAGAATCTTACCGCTGAGTTTTTCATCCCATATTAACTCTTCTGGGAGAATATCTTTTGCTAGTTGTCCGGTTCTAGCCATTTTATCTGAGTAGCAAGGGGCAATTCCCTTTGAGGTTGTTCCAAGTTTCTTTGCTAATTTCTTTTTATCGTCTTTGATATGTTTATCGGTGACGATATGGGCTCTCGGAGAGACCTTAACCAAAGAAATATCAAAGCCGTGCTCTTTAAGATAGTCTAATTCCTCTTGTAGAGACTCTGGGTGAACTACACACTGGGGTCCGATAATTGATTTGATCCCGTGGAACACACCAGAGGGAACAAGGTGAGTCTTGTATTTCTTTCCTTTGAGGAACACAGTGTGTCCCGCATTGTTTCCACCAGCCCAGCGGCAAACATAATCATATGATTTGTCTTTCGCGAGGTGTGAGGTTATTTTTCCTTTACCAGTGTCTCCCCAAGAAAGGTCAGCCACAATGTCTACATATTGTATTTCTTTCATAAGTTTTCTCCGTTGCTCATTTATTATATCACGATATTTTCATTTGTCAAATAAAAAAACCCCGAAATTAATCGGGGTTCTTGTTCTCTCTAAATCACCAGGAGACAGGATTAAGATTCTTTTTTATATTTGTTTACAAACTCTTCTTCTAAGATATCAACCACAGTTGCTTTAAATTTTTCATCTTTTAACTTCTCAAGCCAATCCTTAGACTGAAATTTGTATTCTTTGCCTTTTTTATCGAAAATACTCTTCCAAGCACCCGCTGCCTTATAGCGATCACTGGTAACTGTAGCAAGTGCTTCAAGCCATGATTCTTCGTCAGCGATCCTAACATCGTTACCGCCCCAAAGAACATCAAAAGAGCACTGTCTACCATAACCGGCAGAGCGAACCTTCTTGATCTGTGCTTTAACCTCGGATCCAATTTGTGTTCCGTTCTCGTCAAGCACCTTACCAGCTTTTGCTGCACGGCGTGTGAGCCAGATACGAAGAGCACAATGAAACTCGATAGCTTTACCGCCGGGAGCAAAGTAAGGATTCATTCTCATTTCAGCTACATTAGATGTAATGTTGGTTTTCAACTGATTAATGAGCAAAAGTGTCGATTGTGTTCTCTCCAAGGGAACTTGCAATTTAGCGAATGCCTTTGAAAAGATCCTTGGCTTTTGAGCCATACTTGATTGGGGATTAAAATCTCCCTCTACATCTTTCTCTGCTGGTGTGGCGGCGATAGAGTCCCAAATAAACAATAACTGTTCGTCTGGCCATTGTTCCATTAGATATTCAATAGATGTGAGAACCATCTCAACTGATGTTGCTTGAATATAAAGAATCTGGTTCTTGTCGCAACCTGCTTTCTCTAAGAAATCTGCATCTACGGCTGCCTCCGAATCAAAGTAGACAACCTTCATTCCCTTTTTGTTAGCATTCGCGGCAATAACAGCAGCCATAAATGACTTACCTGCTGCCGAAAGGCCCGCTAACTCCGTTATTCTCCCAACAGGAATTCCTGCTTTCTTTCCGGGATAGATCAGCCAATCTAAGATAGTTGATCCTGTTGGGATCCAATCTTTGATAGATGCTGGATTTTCATGATTTAAATCATATGCGACTTCAATACCAAGCTTTTTATTAATTGCTTTCTTCATGTCGCCAATACTAATTTTTCCTGGTTTAGTAGCCATTTGTATTACCTTTCCCAATTATTTCTCCAGTGAATAAAATGAGGCATCTGTGACCCATGCCTCCCTGCGGTGTTTTGTTTTACTCAGCTTCTGCTGAATCTTCTACTTCTTGCTCTACTGTTACTTCTTCCTCTTTCGGTTCGGAAGAGTCTTCTTTGTCTCCGCAAGCCATAAGCATTGCAGCCATCATGAAATATTTCATGTTTCTCCTTTTGTTGTTGTTTCTCCAGACTCATCGGTCTGGACAAGTTCGATCTCAAAATTAAGTGTTTTCCCAGACAATGGGTGGTTAAAGTCAAGCGTCACAGTGTCTTCTGTAAATGAAGTAATCTGAGCCGGGAACGGTTTTCCTTGCTGTGAATTCATTTCTACCATCATACCCTCTTTAAACGCAAAGTCAGGTGGGAAATTAGTTCTTGGAAGTTCGCGAAGCAAATTTGGATCATTGTTCCCATATGCTTGTTCTGGTGTAATTGTAAAGGATTTTGTTTCTCCAACAGACATGCCCATTACAGCAGTTTCAAATCCATTGATTACTTGTCGTTCTCCAACTTTAAAAAACAAAGGGTTTCCCCTGGTTCTTGAGTTGTCAAATTCTGTTCCGTCGTCAAAGGTTCCAACATAATGGACACCCACCGTTTGACCTTTCATTATTATACTCATTAATCTCTCTCTTTAAAAATAATGAGGCACCTTTAACCTGTGCCTCCCTGTGGTTTTGTAAAATGTGGGGCGCAATTTATTACCCGCTGCGCCCCGTAGCGGCCCGTATCTAACCGTTCATAAATTTTTGAAAAGCAGCATCTACCTTGCTTTCAGTATTATATTTGGCTGTCTCCGAAGATCGGGACTCACTATTTGCATCGGAGGAAAGATAATCATCCAAGAGGGCTTGTACCTCAGAGGTAGTTCGTCGTTGGAAGAGAGTATCAATCTCCGGGACAGAGCTAACCAAATCGTCACAATTAGCCACAGCATCATCACATAAAACGGATGGTCGCCTTCTTGGTTTCAATTGTGTCTTTGGAAACGATCCCGGTGTATTTGGGACCGTATAGGTTAGAACGATATCAGTTCCTGTTTCTGGATGTGTTATGTCTCCATAATCAGGATCCAATACATAACCCAAAAGGGTTTCATATGCGGTCTTACCATAAGACCAAACTTTTACTCCAGAAGATTCTTGACCTCGGACCAATACTGGAGAGTAATAACGTTTGCGAACAAACAATTTCTTTGCTTCTCGTTTTGCGGTATCGTTATTGTTTTGAACACCGTCTCGCCACAACTGTGATGCGAATTCACATATTGGACATTCTTCACCATCATTCTTCTTTGGGCAATAAATGCCGGGGTTTCTGCCTACATTGTAGTGAAAATGATACTCCTTGAAGGGGTCACCATCTTCAGTGGGCATAAGACGAATAGTTTGGTCGCCTTCTTGTGGTCGCCACTTGGTGCTATTTTCTTGTTTCTTGCCGCCGTTTTTGGAAGCTTCAAGCTTTTCTCTCATTTTGTCTAAATTTAAAGCCATTGTAATTTCTCCTAAGTAATTAAAGTTTTTGCCGTTTCAGGCTAAAGTCGGGGGACAAAAGTCCCCCGCTGTTTATATTATAGCATGTTTATGCTTAGTTGTCAAATGAAAATTGAACTGTTTTTTGTGAAAGTTGACCAACTTGTGTATTGCTGTTAAATGTTCGCCAACCATTCGCTTGTACATCATAAACTGTTTCCATACCCTCCGAAAGTTTACGTTTCTGTCCTCCTCCAAATACAGAACTTGGAACATCACTCTCACGAATGAAAGTCATTTCACGGGTGTTACCTCGTTTAGTTACAAAAGTTCCGGTATATGCAGTGTAATTTTTCATTTTTTCTCCTATTTTGTTGTTTTTTGTTTTGTCTTTATCGACTCTTTGAATATAACATAAAACTATTTTTTGTCAAATAATTTTTTTATATTTTTTCTTGTATGAAGTGCGTGGACTTAATTGAATAGAAAAATGATCGTTCATGCGGAGAAGAGAAAATAGCAAAAGACGAATGAAGTTCATTCTCTTTATCTTGAGCTACTCTATCTTTTATTGACATTAACAAATCATTCTCCTGATTAAGTTCGTCTTCGTTGATACTATACATGTAACCAGATTCAGTTATGTTGTCAAGGGGAAATAACAACTTTTCTTCTGATTCTTCCATAACACCGATTGAGAAGGTTTTTATCCTTGATACTTCTTTTGTTTCTGCTATTGATCCAAGAACTGGCTCTTGTGATCTAAAGTATTCAATGGTCTCAATGATGTTTGCGATTGTGCTGTTTGCATTTCTATAAACATCGCTAATTGGTCCTTCACCTGCTATATCTACCAATGCTGTGTTGGAAACAAGATAAACTGAATTTATAAGTCCTGAACGAGCAAATTGTTGTAAAACATTGAATGCTACTTTATCTTGCTTTGTTTGAGTTGGAGTTGATAGCAAGTTGTCTGGAGTCATATAAACGACATTTAACTTTTTATTTTTTATCTTCTCCAAGATTCTCAAGGTCGCACCGGAAGTTTTAGAAGCACCGCAAACAAATACCCAGCACTCTTTTGCTGAAAAGGTAAGTTCTTTTTTCAATGAGGGGCACTTGTTTTCATAATCCTCAACAGTCTTACAAGTCTTTGGAAACTTATCGGGACCAATGAAAATCTTCTTGTGCCCCTTTCCAAATGAATAAGCGACTTTACAACCCGCTGTGCCGATGCCGATAACTACCATTGTACTTCCTCCAAGTCTTTTAAGTTGTGTCCGATTTGAATCGATGTTTTGAATCTTCCAAGGGCTGTGTCGCTAAACAACTCAACCAACATTGGAAGCAAATTTCTTTCTGATAAATCCATATCAATTGTGACGCAATCATGAACAACCGACTGAACAAATGACTTCTTGTTCTTTAGGAATTTATTAACCTTAACTGCTGATTGTACACAATTATCTGAGGAAGAAGATTGTAGGAGATAATTCAAAGCATGAAAATCGTCTGATTGTATCTTTCTTCCGAATGGAGTTGATATTGTTTCTCCATCATAATGTTTATTTAATATCTGTTCTCTCGTATAATGCTTCTCTGTCTCGGAATCATTTGAGTTGGGATTGTATAACCAAGCAAAGAACCGCTGTTTTGCTTTTGATCTCTCGGTTATGTTATGGTATATGTTATTCATATTCCATTCGTGGATATCTTCTTCTGGTTGTTCCTTACCGGCAAGAGAAATTAGGGTTCTA